TATTACCGGAAAAGAATATACTAAGATGGAAAAAATAGAACATGTCACTATATATTTTAAGGATGTTTTAAAATTAGTCGAATCGGTTGAAAATAAAAGACTACACTAAAATTACGGAGTAGCCAAGTGGTAAGGCATTGGGCTTTGATCCCGAGATCCTAGGTTCGATCCCTAGCTCCGTAACCATCAATGAATAGTATTATTTTTAGATTCTTTTAATTCAGATTCTTGTATTTTTTTAAATTTTAAAATACATTCTACTGAATTTTTTTTAATCGCGTTAAATACAGTGTCCATCATAGATTCTAAATTTTCACTGTATTGTTTTTCAGTTCCTTTATACTTTACACCAGAAAAGAATTTTACTAATATTCCCTCTATATAGTTAATTACAAAATAATATAAAAAAATTTCTTTTTTTCTTCCATGTTTTTTCCTAAGAATATCTAAGAAATTAATAACCTCTTTGTGAGCTTCTTTAATAACGTCTACACTTTCTTTTCTGTTCAATCCTTCTAACATTTTAACTCCCTATTATAACGTCTTTATAATAATCTATTCTTTGCTATAATACTAGATGATGATATAGGAGTTAATATGAGTTTAGAAAAAGAAAAAGAATTAAAGGCCTCATTAAATAAATTATTAGATGATTTGATAGCACAAAAAAAAACAATGAATAACGTCGTTGCTAAAGTAGGAATCGGGAAACCTTTTGATGTTCCTGATTTAGTCGTAATATGGCGCGCTATAAAAATTTTAGAAAGTATTAAACCTATTCCTGTTGATAGTCTACTTTTTTCTAAGAAGATGATAGAAGTTGAACATCTTTTTAAAAATTCTCCTACATTAAAAAACCATACAGTGCCTAATTTTAGGGACGTTGTATCTAAAGAAACGTTAGTTTATGCGGATATCGATAGAGAAATAGATAAGCTCGAAAATAAATCTAAAAATTTACTTGAACGAGGGCATAAAAGTGCTAGTGAAAGCGTCAAAGATATAGTTGCTTCATTAAGAGAATTCAATATATTATTATTTGAAGATAAATCTATTAACTATGAAAAGTATAAGAAAGAATCAATAGATTTAATTAGAACTAAAGGATTTGGCCTAGATGAACATCGTGGGTGTAAAGAAATTTTAATGAATTTAGTTATACTTATTAGCACATTAGGAGTCGCTCATATAGCTAGATACATGAATCATGGATCTTTATTATTCACGGTTCCTACAGATACTTCTAATAAAATATATAATTTAGAAAAAACTATAAAGGATGTCGATATACATTTTCCAAGTACATCGACTATGAAGGTGTAATTACTTTTTCTTCTTAGACCTTCGTGCCTGCGAATAAGCTATGGCAATCGCCTGCTTCTGTGGCTTATTCGCTTCCATTTCTCGACGGATATTCTCTGAAAATCCTTTCTTGGTACGTGCTTTCTTTCCTGAAATTAAAGGCATATTTCACCTAATTTTTTTGATAAATTTAAAATAAAAATCTAATATCGGTACTCTTATATTATTATAAATGTAAATTTCTAGCATTTCTATTCTAATTAAAATACTATTAATTATCCTTTTTATTACATTTTTTTCTATTATTGGTATCATAACAAATTCACAGTCTTCTAATGAATTACATCCGAGTTCACGAAAATTATCTTGCATTTGTTTTAATTTTTCATAATCTAACTGACTCATATTTATTATCCTTACGCTAATAATCCTGTCACATGAATGCCCATCTGTACATCTGCAAGTAAAATACCTACCAAAGTCCATTGCCTGATCCTAAAACTTGTCGTTGTTTTTTGATCAATTGCCCATACTACTTCGCTTCCATCTTGAGGACATGCAACCACTTGATAATTAGCATTAGCGAAAGTAACAGCCATTGTTACTGTATAACTACCTGCTGAATTACGAACAATTGTTGTAAAATTAAATTGATCGGCCCAAGTAGGCGTAGCCGTTTGATTGAGCGTACCATAAGCTTTTATGGCTGAGGGATGAAAAATTTGAACGCCTGGCGTGACTGCAACCGTATTACTAGTGGCAGTTTGCTGATCTGTTTTTACAGCAGCCGTAACAGTAAAGGTTCGATTAGCGGATAAGTCACCTCCTCCGGTAACTAATCCAGCCGCCGTTAGAGTACGTGTAGAGAGAACAAATCCAGAAATAGCCGCGCCGCCGTCTTTTATGCTTCCTGACGTGTCCGCAGCGACAACTATATTGTTGACTACGAATGCACCAGAGGTCGACGCTACGCCTGCTAAAGCATTATTGCTGACTGTTTTAAATGCAGCAGTTCCAACGGTTGCCACCCAAACTTCTTTCGCCGGTTCTATATTGATATATGCTACATATTGCGCGGCATCGCTAGGTACGAGCAATGGTGTCGCCGTAGCAGCTGCTAAATTAGCGCTCCATATCTGATCCGATGGAATCAGCGCACATCCATTGTAGCCATTGATATCCCGAATGAAAGAATACGGTCTTGTCATGAATTTTCCTTAATATTTAATGAACATATTTAGATATTGGTTAATAGACCGTGATTCTGCTCCTCCGGTATAAGATATAAAATTACTTTGCATAGTAGGGTTATTTCCAGCATTAGTAGTTAGATTAGAACCAGTAACATTTTGTGTTGATACATTCAAATTATGATTATGCGAATAAATTTCATCTAATTGAAAAGTACCTATGAAGTCTCCTGCTATTTGTCCTTGTCCATAAGGGAAGGCCCGAAGTGAAGTATTAGGATCATTAGCTGCCCCATTATTCCAAATCCGTATAAATTCACCTCTAAAATCAGGAACAGTTACATAAAATGTGTTTATAGCTAAGACTGTTTTATTTGCCACTAGTGTAGCTGTATCAGCACTAAGAATATCGACAACAATTCCTATACCGCCTGGTGATGGGTCAACGCCAATTCCATCTTTTCTATACCAAACATAATAATTTGGATTAATAATTGTATTATTTACAGAAAATGTGAAATAACTACCTGCTGTAATAGAAGAAGCTGCGGTAGGAACGACGGTTGTTATCTGATGTCCGCCTAATGCTTCCGAAATAAAAGCTGCCCTAAATCCCGATGTTTCCGCAGCAAAAAAATCAATTTTTATTCCAGTTTTTCCAACAGGTGCCGGATCTACCCCTACACCATCAACGGTGAACCATACATAATAGTTAGTAGTCGTATTGGAAAATGAAAAATACTTACCTGCTATTGCATTATCTAAGGAATTTACTTGTACAGAAAATATCTGAAAAGTATTTACTGCATTCCGTACAGTGCCTATACCCAAGTAAGGTGCAACTGTATTAATATCTAAGCCCGAAACAAATCCCGCAACATTTTGTTTTATATATATTAAACTAGCACCAAAACTATACCCCGTCACATTATAATTATTACCTGTTACTCGTGTAACAACAGTAAATCCGCTAGTTCCTGCCGATGACGCTGTACAAGCACCGGTAGTGTTAGTAGTTAATACGAATAAAGGGCTATTAACTCGACAAGCTGAAACAAAATTAACACTTGTTCCAAACCTTGGATAAGTTTGACCATCCAATAAGATATCACCTAATCTTTTATAGGGAATACCGGCCGCTGAATAACCGGTATATAAATAATTGCTACCATCACAATTTAATTCACCAGGTAATGGATCTTTTCTTATTTGCCAAACGCATTGACCTATAGAACTATCGTCATATTGCTCACCTTCTAGTGTTTTTATTCGTGGTAGGTATAGGTCATATCCATCCGCATTAGGAGGAGGCATATAGCCTGATGTTCTATAGATAAACTGAGAATTTGTTGTTTGTGGAAACTCTGTAAATTCAACAATGCCTGGACTTAAAATAAAGTCCGTAAATGTTGCATCGAAAATAAATGATAGAGGTAATCGAATAGCGATTTGTAGATAATCATCATTGTTTGGCCCTATTACTTTTCCAATATTATCGCCAAAGTTTATGACCTGATTGATAATAGACGGTGAATTTTGAATCATGACGGTATCGATAACCGTTGAATCTTCAGGGCTACCACCTGTGCCATAATTTTTAATAAGTAAAATGGTTAAGGATAAGTTAGTTGATGTGTTAGTTTGACCCGTAAAACTGAATGTTTGGGTGCTATTAGCAAATTTATTAACGTCTTTAAATTTTAATCGTAAATCCTTAAATAAATCGCCTGCACCTGTTACAGTTGTTGAAATACGGACGGCATAACGAGGACTTCCTGTAGGATTTGAAATAGGCGAGTTATAACGTGGGAATAAAACAAAGTCCGTAGCCGTACTTGCCATAGGACGATCAAATGACCATCCGCCTTGTGCAATAAAGGTTGTTGGTTGATTGACTTGTCCAGCTAATGTTGTGGCAGTAGCAGGTATATTGTTATGCAGTAAAAATTGCCCATTAGGGACATAATTGACAACACTATCATTTGATTCGCCAGAACCACCGGCCGAAAAGTTAGGCCAACCTTCACGAGTAAATTGTAATACATCGCCTTCGCTATAAACGGTAATATAGTAAAGTTCTACATTGCCAGCATCATCAAAGGGAAAATAATAAGGTAAAACGTTATTGCCGCCACCGTCCTGAAAAGTACCGACTGCGCTTAAGGTAACCGGATTAGGTAGTTGTACATAGGTATAGTTAGGCGGAGAACCACTAATGGTATAGATAGGCTTTAACTCAGTTCTAGCCTGGTCTTTATAAAAGGTGACTTCCCCATTAGCTAAGGGTAGTCCCGTGTCCTTATCAACGTAATACTGCTCTAATGATGGAGCAACTACGTACCGTGGATCTAAAGCCATATAAAAAATCCTTTTTATATATGTTTATTTATTAACCGTTTCCTGTTTGTGCGCCTATTAAACTTTTGACTAATGCGTTATAGGTTCCTTTTAATTTAGGCAGTGTTTCATGTACCGAAGGGTTAGTTGACAAGGATAAGACCTTTGGCATTAGATATCTCTTGCCAGCAAAACTTGCGCCTGCGCCTAATCCACCACCTAAAATTGTTCCATATAGGCCAGGATGAAAAATATTACCTAATACGCCACCTGCTAATACTGAACCTAGTGATCCTGCTGTTCCAACCGCTTCACCCCTATTAATTCTATGCGATATATCAGTGTATGCTTTATTTAGATAATGATTCTTTGGCACTAAATATTCTTCGCTGTTATTGCCGCGCTTTAATTCAGTTAGTTCTTTTAATGCGCCTTGTAAAGCTTCTGGCTTTACTGTTTCTTTATTACTAGTTGCAATTTTATGAATTTTTTCATTTGTATAAGGGATTACATTTTCTTTATAGAATTGGCTAGCATTTTGATATTGCTTATATTCTTCTGGATGCTTTGTTTTCAAAAACTCATTAATATCATTTTTTAAAACGTTATGAGCATTTTTCAAGTTTTGTATTTTATCTAATGGTTCATTTTTTCTGATATAATCTGCTGCCGTTGATCCCATTTCACTTTGTAAATCGTGAGCATTTTTTAAATTTGGTTCATCTAAAAATTTATTGTGCAATTTTTCTAAATTAGGCGGATATTCATCAAACGTTTTTTCAGGTAATTTTTTATATTCACTTTTCCTAGTATAAGATGCGGTAGGATGACCATAATTATAACTATTCTCTATTTCTTCTTTCCCTAATTTTTCTGTAATAGGACTATAGAGTTCATTGGCTTCTTTCTGCGCAGATCTATACCCCTTATTGATATCCCCAGCTAGTTTATTAGCATATTTTTGTGGGTATAAAAATTCTGCTGCTTTTGGAAGTGCCTTTCCTAATAAGCCGCCTAATAGTTCACCTGTACCACCGGTAAGAAATCCTGATTCTGCGCCTTTTAATCTATCTTCTGGTTCTGTACTAGCGCCATATAAGGTATTACTGCCTAGCCTTTGTGATAAGGCAGATAATCCTTTTTCTCCTAAATTTCCTGCTAATTGCGCAGCCTTTGCCACTGATGGCAACCCTCTCATGGCAAGATAAGTGGCGCCTCTAGCAATTAATGGTTCTATACCACCAATAAAAGAGGCCGCTTCCCCAATTGGTTCGCCTATATTTTGAGCAATTCCTTGTGGTTCAATTTTATTTATTAATGATGGCAAAAGATAATGCGCCATATTTTGTATGCCACCACCTGCACCAACCGCTAAGTTATAAGGGATATGCGCTACATCAGATAATAAACTAGAATCTTGTGGCGCCTGTGATGATTGAGTGTTTTGCTGTGAACTTTCATTACCAACTGGAATTGCTCCTAAATCAGAGAAATCATCAACTGGAACTGCACCTAAATCTGAAAAATCATCCTGATTATTCATAATTAACTTGCCTGTTTAGCGCCTCGCTTTAATGCTGCATCTAATTTATCCCTACTAATCATATAATCTTGACCATTAGGTGCATGTATTTTCACCATATCTGGCTTATATGATTCACCCTGTTTAACAGCGTTAACTGCTTTATCAGATAAATAATCCATATAACTTTTATCTTTATATTTATTTACTTGTCGTTTATTAAAATCATAAACTGGATTTTGTTCGTCATATTGGTTCCAAAGTTCCTTAGCCATTTGCGCATCAATTCCTCTTTCCCTCGCAGCGACTAAAAATCCTGGGCGTTCTTGTTGTCTGCGAGAATTTGCACGTAGGCCCTCAGTAAGTTGGTCAACAGATTCTGGCGACATAGCACGATTTGGTTTCAATGTCCCTGCAAATTTGGTTAAGAAATTAGTATTTCTTCCACCACTCTGAATAATTTTGGCCATTTCCGCTTGTAAATTATTAGCAGCATTGTCGGCTATTTGAGATTCGCTACTAAGTGCAGGTAAATGACCATAGATAGGACCTCTTTGCTTTGGTGTTAAATTTTTGTAAGAACTAGCAAGCTGATCAATAGATTTTTCTAGCCTTCTATTAGTATCGGCATCAATGGACGCTGTATTTAATTCTTTTTGATAATCTCTATTATTTTGCTTGATTTCGTCTATTTTCGAAGCATTCTGAACCTGAATTGCTGCCTTTTGTTCAGGCGACATAAAATTTTGCGACAAAATATTATTAAAAGGAGATGAACCATTATTGCCTTGATTATTTCCTAATTGTGGCTGACCTGATTGTGATTGTCCCATTTGGCCTTGAGGATCTTGTTGCTGTTGCTGTTGCTGTTGCTTAAAAGCATAATCATACAAAGCACCCTCAGGATTTAGCATAAAAGGACTACTAGCCTTCATTTGATTCATTTGATTAGTTAATTTTTGCCCCATTAATTGTTGTTTTAAAATATCGGGAAGATTTTGTAGTGTTACTTCATTAGTCTGATTAGCTAACTCTCGTTGCCTAGCTTGTTGCTGCAACTGTTCAGGCAAATATTTATTTGTAACAAAATTACGATATATCTCCTCGCCTGTTTTCATTCCTTGACCAAATGGATTAGCTTGCTCAGGTGTTAAAATTTGGAACTGTTGTACAGGTATAGTCATGATTAATTCCTAATAATATCCACCGCCGCCCATTCCACCACCTCCATAGCCTCCACCGCCGCCCATTCCTCCTCCGCCAGTTCCAGTTAACATGCCTACCATTTGCAATGCTTGTTGATTTTTATTAATAGCGCTGGAATAGGCTAAATTTCCTTGACTCATTAAGGAATTAGATAAATTTTCTCCTAGATTTCCTGACATTTGTGCGCCAGAGTTATAAATACCTTGTTCTCCGCCTAATCCTTGACCATATAACCCTAATACATGTGCTAAATACTGGTTATAATCCTGACTAGCTAAATTATTGACCATATTAGCTGTATTTTGTTGATGCATCGGACTACCTAACATGCCACCAGCAGCAGCAGCATTATTTGCAGCTCCCGTAGCCTGATTAACCTGGAATTGATAACCAGGTGATTGCTGATATCCTTGGCCAAACTTACTAAGCATGGCATTAGGATCATTCATTAATTGGCTATATTGTTGTTGCAATCCAGGATAGACTTGATTACCCCTCTCCGCGTAAGGGCCTAAATAATCTTTTAAAACACCGGCTATCTGATCATAATATTTGCTAGCATCTTCGGCAGCATCATTCCCACCGCCGAATAATTTTCCTAGGAAGCCACCACTTCCCAGAGAATTACCTAAATCACCAAAAAAACTCATAAATCATCCTTGATTTAAAAAAACCTATGTCAAAGTAAATATCTTAAAAGTACCTGCCTCATTTCCTTTGAATCTTCTTATTGTTTCATCATAAATTATAGTTCCTTCAGAAGTTGCCGTATTTAAACTATCTATAATTGTTGTAGGTTGCTGAGGTTGTATAAATCCATAAGGCGATAAGTTATTTTGAATAATTGCTACTATTTGTTGAATCCATTGTTGCCATGCTGGGTGCCAACTTCTATCTTCTAATATAGGTGTAACGGTAGGTGGATTTGGAAATAAAAAAACGGTTCTATTCATTGGTACACACTCATCACGCCATTCCCTAAAACAAAACGAGATAATCCCCAGCATCGAAGCTGGAAACTGATTTCATTTGTCCGGCCTAGATTCCACCAAATCAAACGGTTCTGTCTTAATCCAACCCTATTTAATACCTTGCCATTAATATTGCTAAACGATTCGTTACCGCCTTTAGCAATGGATAAATCAATACGCTGAATAGTATTGCTATCGCCTTGTTCGACTAAAAAGGTAACGCTATTGGCAATAAAAGGTAAATTATCTGGAGAACGAATGGGAGGTGTAACCCTAATCCTGGGCATTTCCTCGCCATTAAGCGCACTATATTTGGTGCTGAACTCATATAGTCCGCCATCCTCGCTGCTGATAAAATAATAAGCGTTGTTAAAAAAGACGACTTTCTTCGCAATATGCTTATCCATGTACTGATTACAGACTGTAAAAAACATCTGCGTGGTAAAGTCGTAGATATACGTTAGGTTATCGGTATTAAAAGTAAGCTGATAAATTAAATGTCCATCTTGTTTGAATAAAAAGCCATACGAATCTTGTGGTTTGGTTAATTGCGCTAATTTGAAATTAATTCCATCATTAGAGATAGGTTTAATATCATTGCCATCGCTCATAACAATCACAGGGCCCGATTTCTCGTTGATAGCGAGCCAAACGACAATGTTATCACCAAAGGCTATGGTCGCTTGATTGGCACAGCCATAATCGATATTAAAGCCACTGCTGCGCTGATAAGGGAATAACTGTTGACCTAAATCAAACCATGATTCAGTACCTATACTACCCATAACAAAAAGGACATTTCCTCTACCTGGGAATGGGAAACAAGCTAAAGGAATATCGGATTTTGTTTGAAATGTGCCTACATGTGAAGCATCATTAGGCCAAGAGGTACTTGTGACTAAATCATTTAATCGCCAGACCGGATTAGCAATATCAGGCGCTATAAAATAACCATTTTGGTAAGCGACATAACCTGGTTGAAAATCTAATACGGAAGTCGATAACGTCGACATTTCATAGTTAAATATATAAATATTTTCTTTGTCGCAAATGGCTATTTCTTTCTTTTCATTTTCAGCCATAAAGACATCGCCTTCGGCGGTATCGATGGTAGCGATTAATTCTGCTGATAAACTAGGCGAGATGACATATATTTTGTCTGAAATGACAGCGAGCATGTTTCCATAGCGTGTGCTGCTAAATAATCCTCGACCTACACCGCCTAAATCCTGGATAAGTTTATAGCCGGCATAATCAACTAACATGCCATCAGAGACGATCATGTTATAGGTTTCAGCTTCGGATATTTTGGGATAACGTCCGAATTGATTACCACCTACGATTTGAACAGGGATATCTGATTGAGGCATTATCCTGGCCTCCATGAGTGCCCTATATTCACATCGGCCCAATTAATACCGCATTTACCTGTTAGCGTAGATAACTTGTGAATCGTTAAATCTAAAGGTGCAATGCTATTATTAATCTGGATTTCTAATGCCCTTAATTTCTTTTCATTCGGTGGACTTAAGGTGACGTTATATTCTCCGCAAATATATTCAGTCAGAGCATATCGGAGATAAGTAATATAAAAACGGTCATAAATGGTCAGCAAATCGGTATTTAATGCGGCTTGATTAAGACCAAACTTACCTACTAAGGTCATAGGGTAAGCAGCAGCCGGCAGAAAATAGACATAGACCGTTCCTTCGTTTAAACCTCTTTCCAAATGATAGTTAAAAGGTAATGCGCTGATATTATCGACACGACCTGAACCAAAATAAGTTGTTCTATTTTGTTCCATCATTGAATAGCGAACAGGGCCGATATTAAACGTTAAGCTATCGATCTCCAGAAGATTAGGAATAATATAAGTCTCCTGACCTGGAACCGCATTAAAATGATAGACGGTATAGTACGGAACAAGACCCATATTAGCTGACTGAGTGCCTAATAAATCATTAAGCATGTCCAGACCATCGGATATCTGATCACCGCTGACAGTCTCAAAGACGCGCGCTACGACGCCTGATAAATACCAAGCGTTAGTGATTAATTTAGTAACGGTATAAGCCATCCTTGGCCTCCCCTTTTACAATAAAGGGATAGTAAATTCATATTGTTCAGAAGTGACCATCTTTAAAATCCTTTTATAATGAAAGGTAAACAGAGGCGATAGATAACGTTAGTTCATCGCCTGCATTTTGAACCATATAAGAAACCGAAGGTTTTCCATTGACTAAATTAGTAGCAAGAATTATTTGAGACGTCTGATCTTGACCTGCTGTTATTCCAGTTCCGGAAGTAGTAAGTACTTCATCTGATGAAGGAGACTTTAATATGAATGTATTGCCGGCGGCTTGGGGATTATAAGAAACAAGCATCGTGACCAATATGTTAGGAAGAGAAGGTATAAAACTACTTAAATCGACATTGGCAAATGTTGTTGAGCTTCCAGGCAATAGAACAAAGACCGACCCAACAAAAGTAAAAATCCTTTCAGACCCATTACCACTCTGATACATAGTAAAAATATCACCAGCACCCGATACACCGAAAAATCCTATATTCCTAAATAAATCATAACTACCAGGTAAAGTTGGCGTTAATGATAAAGAAAGAATTGCAGCCGTAGGATTTTGGCCAGACGAATCGCCAATAATGAATATGTTATAACAACGCTCAACGGTTAATGATCCTGCATCGATTCCATTTACTCCCCTTACCAATATCGAAGCAGTAATAGTCGAATTAACCGTCATATCATAACTATTGGTACTGTCGCGGAGTTGGCCTGGCGTTATAGAAATAGTCTGCGTACTAGGAAAAGTAATTACACAACCATTGATATAGCGTATAGGCGAATTTATAATTTCTGGCATAGAAACCCTCTTAAAAAAAGGGCGGCAGGGAATGACCGCCCAAATTAACCATTAAAGTGGGAAGCAAATACGCATGGAGTATTCAGGTACTAAGGTCGAACCCCAAATACAGTCATGCACAAATCCCCGTTGGTTTTGACCAAATAAAGAACCGTAGTAATAACGTAATGAAACGCCGGTATCAGGATCATGGTCTGCTGCGGTTGGGAATGGTGTTTCTTCTGGTAAGCGTGGCATTGCTAGGAATAATGCGCGGCCACCGACAACCAATCCGGCACGATGAGAAGGAACAACCTTAACTTGCATACCTGCAACGATATTGCTGGTAATATTTTGGTTAGCGCTGCCATTCGTTGAAACAAGCGCAGGTGAAATATTGACCACAACATTACCACCACCATCAGAAGCGGCATCGGCTGTTGCTCTAAATTGAACAGGTTGCGCGGAAGGCGTATGACCGATAAAGGTTAAATAACGTAAATCAGGCTGCCCTGTAACACCGTCTTGGAATTGGAATAAATCACCCGCTTTAATCGCATTAGCGTCGGTTGCCGTTGCCCCACTAAAGGTAATTTGCGTGATATTGGCACCGGTGGGATCATTAGTTGACACGACTGTCAAAGGCGTAGCGGGGTTAGCATTACCAACCGTACCGGCAACGTGAATAGGTAACAAGTTAGATTGATAGAAAGACGCTTCCGAGAAGTCACCTAACCACCAAGAACTAGCGATTTCTTCGTTGCGTTTTAATACAAATTGATTTAGCCCACTATTAACAATAGCTGGGACTGACACCATTGGTAAATAAACTTTCGTAGAGTCATAAGCCGCGCCAAAATCACGGAAATTAGCGAGCATTTGCGCGAGTTGACCATAGGAATTAATGGGAGTAATTCCGTCGCCAAAAAACCGAAATGGGCCTGAGGTTGCGTCAGGCGCAAAATTCCCATTTTCCGGATCCAATGGTACACTACTTGTGGCATTCTTTGCAACATTAGATTCAATAACGTTAGCCAACTCTTTAATCGCTGACTTACCGAACTGATCCATATAGCGTTCAGAATTAAAAATAAATTGCTGATTGCTAAACGCATAAGAAGTATTAGCCGATTGTTTTACTGCTAAATTTTGCACGCGTTGTTGCGATGCCTGGAAATTAGCAATAAGCGTATTCGTCACCGTATAGCGCGGCGGGAGGTCGAAAGAAATCACATCACCCAAATTGGCCTCAATCTTATCGAAGTCCTTGAATTTGGTGTTTGCTGTAGAAACGAAACAACATGAGTTTAATAAATATGCTAAACCGGAACGTTGATAGGTAATAACCTGTTGTAAAATATTAAGGGGCAGTGCCATCCTAGCTCTCCAATTAAAAAATAGGAGATAACGGCCACTATGATTTAAGAGTAATTAGGAGCGTAAATGCTGCTGCTTACGTAATTCTCTAATCGACAATGCGCCATTATCTGTACCGACATTGGAGGGTTTTAATTGGCTCAAAGGTTCAGGGGGCACCGGTTGTTGCAACGCCGTTTGGTTTTGTTTAATAGAATCAGAAAGCTTTTTTGTTTCCAAATACGCTAACCTTCCATTACCAAAATTAGTTAAATTTAATAACGTAACTAATTTATTCGGGTTACTAGCCAACTCGTACATGACGTCATCAGTATTTTCGACGGTGTTCGCAAGTTGCACAATTTGCGGGATTGTCGATAGGTCTAATGACTCCATTTTTTCGTCAAAGTCTGGGTATTTATCTTTACCGTTTGATAATTTAGCTAGAAATTCATTCGCAATATTTTGCGCGTGATATTGCTGAGCTTGCTGCTGAGCATGCGTATCAATCATTTTTTGTACTTGGTCAGGCGTAAGCGACTGCATTCCACCTAGATTCTGAGAACCTTGCGGATTTACAGGAGCATTAACAGGTTGTTGTTCCTGTTGTTGAGCCTGTAATTGCATCAATACTTCTTTCTTGCCTTGCTCGTACGCTAAATTTTTAGCATGCTTAACCGCTTTATCGACAGTTGATTGAGGTATTAGCTTTTCGGCTGCTTCCTCAGTGATTCCTGGTGGAATCGCCCCAGTCTCTACGGCGTTATCTAATCCTTGATCCATTCAAATTCCCTCGACTATTGCCCCGTCACGGTTAGACCTCACATGACGCATGAGTCTCGACTATTTCACCGGATAGCTCCGTATTGCCCCAATTAACGCATGGGTCTCGTCACTCATGCATAAATAATTCCATGGTTATCTATGCATTTATGAATAAATACATATATAATCCATTTATTTGATTAAATCAAGAATTAATTATTTATTAATTAAATAATAAGCGTATTTAATCGGTTCAAAATGTAATCACTTAAAAGTAGGTCATGGATTTAACAGACCGCATCGATACAAGAGCAAGGCTGCTCGGTTCACTATTAACATTTACCCAAGTTTTCTATCAGTTAAGAACCGGTAGAGAATTTAATGTCTCGTGTCCTGTTTCTAGAGAATCGCATCACATCACTATTTGCCGTGCATTAACGGACGTGTTTTACGATAGAAAGCCGCGGTTAATGATTAATATCGCGCCTCGATATGGTAAGACAGAGTTATTAATACATTTTGTAGCCTGGGCATTAGCGCATCATCCTGACTGCCAATTCTTATACATTTCTTACGCACATAGTCTTGCTAAAAAACAAACGCAAACTATTAGGCAAATAATGCAGTTGCCGGTATATCAAGATTTGTTTCACGTGA